AACTATGCAAACAACAGCGATAATGACGGAAGTCAAGCTGGTAACTCTGTATTGTTTACAGCAACTGATACATATAATATCAACACGGCTGGTGTTTCAAATATGATAAAAGCTATTCTTGAAGCAGACGGACAATTAGAAGACTATACATTAGTTCTTCCTCCTGCAACATACAGTAGCTTGTTCAAGAGTTCTGACTTTGCAAAATATGATGCAATCGGAAACTCATTTGGAACTGAAGTGCCTTTAGTTAGCGGTTTCGCTGGCAAATTAGGTGGTGTTAATGTTGTGATTTCAAATCACTTTGTAGACTACGGCGCAGATTCTACTACTGCTGTAGCTACAAGCACACCTAAAGGTAACTTTACAAGTGCGTCAGGTGCTGATGAGAGTGAGCATTTATCAGGATTTCTAGTACATAGAGATGCTTTAAATATTGCTTACGCTTCAGGTATGAAGGCTAGAGTACAAACAGATTATCATCTACCTTCATTATCTACTCGATTTGTTGCAGATTCAGTTTATGGTTGTTTGGTTCTTGGTAACACATCCAACAATAAAATGGTATTTGCTTTAACAGATGGAGCATCATAATAAATAAAACAAAAGGGGGGAGTTTAGCTTCCCCCTTTTATTACAAAGGAAATCATGAAACTTAAAAAATTTACTTTAGTTAAAAAAAGTGGTGTAAAACTAGAAAAGTCGTTTGACGTTGATAATGCAGAGTTAATTAATCAGGCAAAGAGCAATGGCTGGGTAGAGGTAGGTTCAAAGCCTAAGCCAAAACCTAAAAAGAAAAAGAAGTCTGGAAAATAAATATAAATACTGGTCAGAGCAAATCAGCATTATGAAAGACATTATACAACAATTAAAAATACACGAAGGGTATAAACCCACTGTATATAAATGTACTGCTGGAGTAGATACTATTGGAGTGGGATTTGCTATTAAAGATTTACATCTTTCTGAAGAAGTTTGCGATTTAATTTTAACTGAAAAGCTTGAAGCCTTAGAAGAAAGGTTTGAGAAAAAATTTGATTGGTTTAAAACAAGTCCTATAGAAGTTAGAAATGTTATGCTTAACATGGCGTACCAACTAGGCTTTGCAGGGTTTTGCAAATTTAAAAAAACTATTAGCTACTTAGAAGAAGAAGAGTGGCAAAAAGCATCTGTAGAAATGCTAGATTCGAGATGGGCGACTCAAACACCTAATCGAGCTAAAGAACTAAGTGAGATAATAAAATCTCTTTAGTTGCTTCTATCTTCTGTCAAACATTAATTTATGTCATCTGAAGAATATTTAAATAAGGTTCTAGCTTGCCCTAGATGCTACCATATAGGTTTATCTAAAAGTGGGTTTGATAAATATAAGCAAAGATACCAATGTAGTGCTTGCAAGCATAGAACGGTAAATCCTATAGAAGATTTAGAACTCTTAAGAGAGAATGTAAGATATAGGAAAGAGAAGCAAAAAGCCCAAGATGTCACTAGAATAGAGAGAAAGGGCTTTAGGGAACACGCAAGAATTGAAAACGCTGTAGAAGAATACAGCAAAGAATTAAAAAAGCTTTTTGAAAAAAATAGACTACACAAACTAACGAAAAGCCATAAAGTAAGTAAAAGGGCGGTTGGGGTCATCCAATTTAGTGATGTTCATTTTAATGAATTAGTTGAACTTCAGAATAATCGGTACGATTTCAAAGTTGCATCACAGCGATGCCAGCATTTTGTAGAAAAGGCATCAGCGTACTTTAAGATAAATAAAGTTAGCCAAGTTGTGGTTGCTTTGACTGGAGACCTAATGAATAGTGACCGAAGGCTGGATGAGTTACTTAATCAGGCTTCTAATAGAGCTAAGGCTACTTTTTTAGCAGTAGATATACTACAGCAGGTCATACTAGACCTAAATAAAAAGTTTAATGTTAGCGTAGCAAGTGTAGTTGGGAACGAAGGACGTGCAAATAAAGAATTAGGGTGGTCAAACTCTGTAGCTACAGATAACTATGACTATACTATTTTCTCTTGCTTAAAATACCTTTTTAAAGACTCTAAGGTGCATTTCATAGATGGTGGAGACCCCTCAGAGCTTGTTATAAATGTAGCGGGACAAAATCTGCTAATGATACACGGTCACGGAGCCGTAGGTGCAGGGGTAGAAAAGTCGATAAATCAAATATGCGGAAGGTATTCAATGAAAGGTATAAAAATTGATTATGTTATATTTGGTCACGTTCATTCGGCTAGAGTGGGAGATTGTTTTGGAAGGTCATCTAGCATGGTAGGTGCAAACGATTACTCTGAAAAAGCTTTAAATCTCGGCGGAAGAGCAAGTCAAAATGCTTATGTCTTTTATGACAATGGAAATCGAGATGGTATAAAAATAGACTTACAAAATGTAGATTGTGACGGTTATGAAATTGATAAAACTTTGGAGGCGTATAATGCAAAATCGGCTAAAAAAAGCAGTAAAACTGAAACCATATTCAAGGTGGTCGTATAGTACATCCTCGACTTTGCATCTTCCATATTGTGCTGAAGGTCGTTCTTGCACTACGCTTCCAAAATTTACGGAGAGCCAATATGCTAGATAGTTTAAAAACGACCACAGCAGGAACGAGTGCTATGGTTGTCACTTGGATGGAATGGCTGCCTATTGCGGTCAGAGTATTAGTGGGGTTTGCCACTTTTTTATATATATGTTTAAAAATTTATAAGTTAATGAAGTAATGAATGAACGAAGAACAGTTAGTAGCACAAGCAGAAGGATTTTTAGGTAACTGGATATGGTTATTCCTTTCTGGTATTGCGCTTTTACTGTTTAAGTCTACTATAGAAACTGTCGTCGAAGGATTAAAAGTCTTTCTTGGTAAAGATATAAATACTGACGATGTGGTTATATTAGATGGTCGACCCGCAAGAGTAATAAGGGTTGGTATGTGGAAAACTACATTTTTTGCTTACGATATTGGAACTGCTAACGGCAAACCTTTTGTAAAAGGCGGTACAAAGTTGCAGATACAAAACGATAAGCTGAAAGACCATGTAATAGAAAGACCTTTACAGATGTTAGATTTAAGTAAATGGGATGAAAGTGATAAGAAGTAGCGTACAAGATAGAAAGCTATTGCAAATGATAAGAAATGAATTAGATGTAAAGATTAATAGCTTTGGTTTAAAAATAAGAAAACTTGAAAATGAAGTAAGAAGTCTTCGTGGAAAAGTAATTAGATTAGAAAGTTTAAATAAAGGAGAGGAATAATGGATTGGATTACAATGAGTTTAGGATTAGGTAGCGGCGGTGCTGTTATGTGGGTATTAAAAAAAATACCTAATGAAAAAATATGCGCTGTTGTAGAGGGATGTTTTGAGAAATTGGGAGTATTAATGACAGCAGGATTGACTAAATTTTGGGCGACTAAAGGTATTTGGAATAAAACAGTTGAGCCTTACTTTATTGATTTAGTTGACAATGTTGTAGGCGGTGCTTTAAGAGGCTTAATTAAAGGTCTAAGGTCAGATAATAAAAAATGATATTAAGAACTATTATAGCTAGATATGTAGCCAAAAAAGGTACTATACCTGCAATTCTAGGTATACTAGGTTTTGTTGCGAGCTTAACTAAGTCTAAAAAAGACGATAAGGTTGTAGCAAAAATTAAAAAGTTTGTGGAAAAGTTAGATGGCTAAAGAGTTAAATGTAAAAAAAATAGATAAAGACTTTAGGCAAATCTTTGTAGAAGAAAAGCCAACTAATATATTTATAAACGAAGATGGTCAGATAAGAACTAAGTCTTTAAAAGAAACTCTTGATAATGAGTTAGTAATTTCTCCTGACAAAATTGTCCTTAAGTCTCCTACAATTCATTTGGACGGAAATAGCGTTAATTTAAGCACTATAACTGGAAATGAATTAAATTTTCAAATTGATGGGGATATAGTTCACAAAAAAATATCTGATGATGCTAATGGTGCAGTCCTAATTTTACAAAAAGAAAGAGCAGGTTTAACGGCTCAAGATGATGATTATGTAGGCAATATACAATTCAAAGCTTATGATGACGAGTCAACTCCAGATTTAATGACAACTGGCGAGATAAGATGTCAAGTTCTAGACGTAAGTGGTTCTGATGAAATTGCAAGATTTGAAATGAGAGTTTTATCAGATGAATTTTCAGATGTAGATACTCCTAGTACATTTTTAAGAGCAGATGGTATTAATTCTGGTGGTTTTGGTCAAATTAATACTTCTATAGGAGCTGGTGGCTCTAGCACAATGAAATATCATTCTATAGTACACGAATTTCAAAATAGTGGATTAGGTAGTGATGCAAGTGCTGGAGTTATAACATTAGAGACAAGAAGTGGTGGAGTTGTAAATCCAAGTATAAAAATAGAATCTAATTCAGATGATGGAGATTATTTAAAAGTTGATGTGGGGACTCATGGTGCTAGCACTATAGAAACTGTCGATGACGGTGCTAGCAAGGCTCACTTGACTATAAAGCCTGACGGCTCTTTGAAATTAAATCCCGCAAATGGAAATTATGTAGCACAAAACAATGGAACGGAATTTAGTGCAGCCAATAGTGCTTATGCAGGTATGATATTAGGTTATACTAGAATAGCTAACGACAGCACGTCACACCCTAATCAATACATAGCTATTAACTCTAGCACGATGACTGTTCTACAGACAGCGCAAGGTACAGACTTATCAGTAGCATTTACAGCCCCTCCAAGTGGAAAAGTTGAAATTAATTTTTCGTGTTGGATGACAGCAGTAACAGGTGGTGCTAAATTTAGTCTTTCTACAGCATCATCTTACTCTGAACTAGATGAAACACACACTTATGATGCAGACCAAAATGTTTATATTGACGAGTCAGACCATTATATACACAATGTAAACTTTTCTGTATCAGGATTGACAGAAGGGACATCTTATACATATTATATAGCAGGTTTAGCAAGTGAAGCAAATGTATATATTGCACACGGAAGAAATAGAACTTTTGGTACTTTTTTCCCACCAATTATAATTAAAGCTATAGCTTTACCACAATCAATTACAACAGGAGAATAGATGAGCTTGACAAACAAAACAATAGCTGGTTCTTATAAAGATTTATTACATTTAAATAATAATGGTACAGGTGTATCGGCTACAAATACCCATGTTGTAAAAGATGGAAATGGAACTAGCACTTCTTTACAGGTTGGTAAAAGAGGGACTTTGATAAAAGGTCACGCCAACACAGTTTCCACTTTTAATGTGACAGATATAACTAATAATTCTGCATTGGAGGTAGATACAACTAATTTATTAGTTAAGGTTAACTCAACAGGCACCGCGCTTCAGTATGCAGACCAAGACCTTTCTTCTGTAGTTCCTGTCACACAAAAGGGTGCCGCTAATGGCGTAGCCACCCTCGACAGCACAGGACGTTTGCCGTCTGCTCA